CTGATAGTCTCGAGACTCGGCGTCCTGATTGAGGAGAGAGCCGTTCTTGTAGAGCTCGAAGACGTTTGGCTTCATGCCGCGAACGACTTTGTACTCCGACTTTCCTACGATGAACTCCACCTCGACAGACAGGTCCTTGCGATTGATGGTGTTCATCAACTGAGGCTTGTTCACCTTGCGAAACGGCTTGTTGAACAAGGCGAACGAGAGTGCGTCGAGGAGGGTAGACTTGCCCGCCCCGTTCTCTCCGACTATGAGCGTGGTCTTATTTGAAGAGAGGTCGATCTCAGTGAACACGTTACCCGTGCTGAGAAAGTTCTTCCATCGTATTTTCTTGAAGACTATCATTCCACCTGCAACGCTTCACTGTATAGATTGGTTATCACTCTGTCGAGCTTCTTATGATCGACACTCAAATTCATCGAGGAGATGTACTTCTTACAGACTGTGAGGGTGTCCTCGGCCTCGTCGATGATGTCCTCGTCTGCCACTAAGTCCAAGTGTAAGTGATCCTCGACTACCTGCAGATCGATGACGCCTTCTTTCTCGATCCTATCCACGAATAGATCGAACCAATATGGATTGGTCTTGTTCTTCACGATGAGCTTGACCATCTTGTTACGGACGTCTATCTCACGATCGAATACGACTTCTTCCACGGTCTTACCAGCGTCGTCGTACCAGACTTTCTCAAACATCCTATACGGATTGCGAATAAATGTCAACTCTCTTGACTCTGTATCAAAGACATGAAAGCCTCGTGGATCGTCAAAGTCAGACCAAGTATACTCAGCAAAAGCACCCAGATAATGAATGTTACCAGTATCGGACTTATGATGATAGTGACCAGAACACACAACGTCAAAGCGATCGAAGAGCTTATGATCCATGCCATGATCTGATATGCTGCCCTTGAACATCTCGAAGCCATTGAGCTCAAGGTGCCCGCAGACGACTTGCCCGGTGGTGGTCTTAATGGCATTCATGCTCTCCTCATAATTGTCCTCACAGATCCAGGGGAGTAGGAGGATGTCAGTGCTATCGAATGTGATTGTGACAGGCTTCTCGATCACGTGAATGAACTGGTACCTGCCAGTGATGATTTCCCTGAGAGCATTGACCTCATTCGTATTCTTATAGAAGACGTCGTGATTGCCGGGGATGATGTACACGTCGATACAACGACGCTCGCACTCCTCGAGGAAGTCCTTGCGTAGACGAGATAATGTGAGGTAGTTGGCGTACTTGCGACGATCTACTAGGTCCCCGAGATGGATGACTTGCTTGATGCCTTCCTTCTCGAGCGTAGGAAAGAATACGTCGTCTAGAAATCGCTTGAAGTAGTCGTAGAATACCTGAGAGTCGTTACGAATTCCCCAGTGAGTATCAGCGATGAGTGCTATCTTCAAGGTATGGTCTCCATTGTTCAGCGAATGAGCAGTTGTTTGCTTCCTTGAAGAGGGGTGCGATCTGCTCGTCTCTGTAGCCGGCTAATCCGCATCCGACGCGGGTCACGAACCAGTGAGTGTCTGAGTGCTCCTCACTCTGCGTGAGGTACACGAATTCATAGATGTATGACTTGATTATATCAAGAATCATCGTATCGATAAAGGAGTCTTTCGTAGGTATGGCGTAAGACTCGCGAACGAGACCAGTACCTACCGATACCTTAGCACCGAACTTCTGCTGAGCCACTAGAGCGGCTCCAGCTCCATGGATGCCTGCTAGGTTAGACCCGAATACGAAGATCTCGCCGTTATCAGGTAGAGAGCCGTCAGGATGATACAGTCGTGTCGTCATGTACTTCTTCCTCCACGAACTTTTCCATGCCCTTCTTGGCTCGCTTCGACTTCTCTCTCGTCACGACCAAGTAGTTCTCGTAGTCCTTGATGAACTCGTTTACGTGTTCCATCGTGAGATAGCTATTCTCCACTGTCTTCATGTCCTCCAGCTCCTGCTGGAACGAGAGGCCTCCCTCGATGGTCATCTTCTGCATAGACCTGTACTTGACGTAAGTCTGCTTCTTCTCCTTCATGATGCGACGGAAGAAGGCGTTGCGGATGATCTGTGTGAAGTAGGCGAAGGGATTGTTGGACTTCGTGGGATCGAAGTTGTTGACTACCATGACGCAGTTCTCGATGGCGTCTGAGATCATCTCGTCTCTGTAGGTGTAGTTCACGAACCTGTACTTGGTGGAGAGTCGTGTGGCGATCTTGTAGAAGCACTCGCCGATGTACTCGGGGATTCGAGGCAATTGCTTGCCCTCTCGCTTGGCCTGCTCGACTCGCTCCTTGTACTTGCAGAGTTCTTCGTAGAGAGTCTTATTGTTGATGTAGTGTCTGCTCATTCGTTGTACATTCTCTCATATGCCTTCTTCACAGAAGTGAGGTTGATGGTATCCATGGCTATGCCTCCACACTCTTTGAGGCGCAGACGAAGCTCTTCTTTAGTGGTAGGACCCGGAGTCTTATCTCTGTCCCTGGCCATCTTGTTGATCTCGATGAGACTCTCGAGCATATACTTCGCTGCTAGCGATATATCTGCCAGAGACTTCCCTCGTCGGGTATTGAGGAGCTCATACGCTTCTATGCGCATCGCGGCCTCGAAACACAGAGGGTCATCGCTGTTATACAACTCTTCTAATAAAATGTCAACTGTCTTATTCATCAGTGCAGCGACGTGTTGCTCATTGCTCGGTTGACGATCTCCAGGATCGCGTCTCTATAGCTAGCGACTGCCCTCGATACCTTATGCTCCTTCTCTTCAGAGAAACTCTTCACCGAGTCGTCGTAGATCTTGATGTAGGAGTCCTTGAGGTAGTAGAGAGAGATGATCGAGTTGAAGTTGAGGAACACCTCTCGACTGTCATTGTAGGAGTCGTACTTGATGAATACGGCGGTAGCCACTCCATCTATCTGTCGATACTGGACCTCGAGCGGGTCTGTGACCAGGATGAATGCCGGATCGCCGACCCACTTCATGGGGTGATCCTTATGAAGGGACACCTTTCCGACGATCTCACCCCCGTCCACGGTCTTTATGAAAGCTGTCTTCATTGATTGAGCCTCACGTTGTAGAGCTTGTACTCGAAGCTCTCCTCATTGTATATCTTCACGCGTTCCATGAAGTGGTTTATGGTGTGATTTCGCTTGGACTTCCAAGACAGGTCGTCTGCGATGTCGTACAGAGTAGCGACTTCTTTTCCGTCTGCCTTTCGCAGTCCTCTTCCGATAGACTGCAGGTTACGGATGCGGGACTTGGAAGGCGAAGCGAAGATAAGATTGCTGATACTAGGAATATTGATACCAGTAGAGAAAGTGCCATAGCTAGCGACGAGAATAGCGTCACTCTCATCAGCCACGATCCTTCTGATGTCGTCTCTCTCTTCACCCTCGACTCCTCCGTGTATGAAGAACACCGCTCTCTCCTCATCCTTCAGGAGATCGTACAGTATCTTACCATGCTTCTCTACGTATTGATACAGAATAAGCGTGTTGCCCTTCAACGAAATCGCCAGATTCTTCACGAACGTATTGCGTGCAGGATTGGCTACTAAGAAGTCCATCTCGTCTTGATAGGTCATGTTAGAGACGAGCTTCTTCTGCTCGTCGGTGTATCCCAGGACTATGCACTTGATCTTGAGATCTGAGACGTGCTTAGTCTCCATCAGCTCCGCGGTAGTGATGACCTTATGGACCGGACCGAACAGGCCCTCGATGACTAGCTTATGCGTCTGCGTGCCATCGAGAGTGCCTGTGAGTCCGAACCGGTAGGGCGTCTTGCCCATGTTGGTCATGATGGAAGAGAGGCTCTTGGCCTTGAACAGGTGAACCTCGTCTCCGACGACTACTTCGAACTGGTCGAACCATTCTTTTTCTTGTTTGTAGACGCTCTGCCACGTTGTGATGGTGATTTGCGCTTCGGTTTCTCTGTCTCGTCCGGAGAAGATCTTGTGTATTCCAGAGCTACCGGAGTCGGATCGATCGGAGACACCGGAGTAGCCGTAGGACTCGAAGTCTCCTGCGAGCTGGTGGACCAGAGTAACCGTCGGAACCACGATAAGAGTCTTTGCATTGTAATACCTCGTTAGTAAGTAGATGATGAGAGACTTACCAGACGCTGTCGGTGACAGGAGGACGCACCTCTTGTTTCTGACGGCGTGCACGAATGCCTTGATCTGGTAGTCTCGGGGTTTAACTTTTTCGGGGAGATCGATGGAGCGGATGAAGTCTGCGGCCTCCTTGAGGGAGAACTCCTGCTGAGAGAAGTCTGAAGACTCTACTACCTCGACGTCTCTCGAGGCGCAGAACTTCTTCACGTGATCTACTAGACCGGCGTAGATGCAGCGATTCAGGTTGTTGACTAGGCGGATCTTACCGTCCCAGAACCGGGACTTGTAGGCGGGCATGAACTCGGCGCCGGGCACTTTGAACGTGAAGGCATCCGAGATCTCTTGGAGTGTAGACGGCTCGCAGTCGAGCCTGACGTAGGCATGATCTACTCTCGATATAGTTACTCTCTCACTCACCCTAATCCGTTCTCAAACTTCTTCCAGTCAATATACGATTTAATCATGAATCCTCTATTAGCTATCGTCTTGAGGATAGAATCTAGGACTTCCACCTTCTCTTCCTGCATGCCGATCTGCAGATTGATGTTAATCAGATCTCTGTCGGCGTCTAGGTATATAGGCAAGTCCTGCTTGAGCAGCTTCAGAGCGAACGGCTCCCACCCTCGAGAGTCCAGCTCGGACTTGTCCATCCTCCCAGTGAAGTAGTCGCTCTTCGCCAGGATCAGTTCTGCCTTGGAAGTTCTCAACTTCTTGAGCCTGAGCCTCTCCTCAGAGAGGATCTTCAGATACTTGCCGTGGAGCTTCGGGGTATTGAGGCTCTCGCTAGACAGATTCAGTGCATCTATCTTGGAGTCCTTACCCCATTCGGTGTGGATGTCTTCCAGTTTCATGATGAAGCCTAGTGTTATATTCTATTTGGATATAGCTGTATTATACACGTCTCGTCCAAAAAGTACACAAGATTATTGATAGCTAGGATAGTTATTCGTGGTCGTGGGATCGAGAGTGAACATGCGATAGGAGAACTCTGCGCTCGCCTCTAGGTACGCCACGTCGCTGAGGGTAGAGTCGAACTTCATTCCCGTCAGACCGACCGGGAAGATGTCGTAGAACTTGACTTCGTGCTTTGGATTCTTAGAGCTGGACAGGATGACGAGCGATGCGTCTGATCTTATCCTCTGCGAGTCGACCGAGGACTTCTCGGCCAGTGCTCTGTACTGCTCGTAGCTCTCGGGGAATCCGAGCGCCAGCATCCAGTTGTAGATCTCCTTGTAGTTCGTGAGATCCTCGTCGATCTTGAAGTTCACACTGATATTACCATAAGTCAGCTCGGTGCCGGCTACTGGAATTCTCTGGAAGGGGTTAGGAATAGTAGCGGTATTCAGAGTGACAGTGGGGAAGGATATGGACTGACAGAAGTAGTCCACGTTAGGCAGTCGCGTGATCACGAACTTGTACCCGAGAGGGGACAGGAAGTTCTTATTGGCAGTGACTTCTGCAAATGACGGCATCTGTGAGCTCCTTCACTAATATTTAGGCAAAAAGAAAGGGGGAGGTTGCCCTCCCCCAGTTCGTTCGGTTGTCCCGAATCTTATGATTACAGGATGTTGGTGACCAAGACGCGACGGTAGTAGACGTTGCTGTCCTTGCGGATAGCGCCGAGAGCCGGCGAAGCAGCGTCATTACCACCAGCGAACGGATTCGCGACTACGCCGTAACGAGTCTTGAAGCCAATCTTCGGCTGGAAGGTGGACGGATCGACGGCGCGGACCATCTGCAGCGGAACGTATGGGCAGTAGAAGAGGCCAGCGTCGAAAGCGCTAGAACCCTTGTAGCCTACGGTCATGTAGTGGCCAGCAGCGTTGTTGATACCAGCGCTGATGGTCTGACCAGCATACGGATCGATGTAGACGCGCATACGACCATTGAGTACGCCAGCGAAGGTCGCGCCGGTGTCGTCTACCTGGAGGTTGTTGCTGTTGAGAGCCGGAGTGTAGTCGAGAACACCAGCCATCTGCAGAGCGGAAGCGACGTCCGAAGAGCAGAGGACGATGTTGCCCTTACCGCGACGGGTAGCCTTCGCGATCTGGTTGGCTTCGCGCTCGATCTGGAACATCAGACCCTTGAACTTCTCTACAGACCAACGGCCGTTAGAGTCGGTGTCGAGGTCGAAGATACCGGCAGAGGTGGTGCCTTCGGTAGCGCCGCGGACAGCCGAGACGTTGATGGTGCGAACGATCTCGCGGTTGATTTCAGCGAGGATCTCAGCAGACAGGATGTTGCTGAGCTCGGTCTCGGCATCGAGGCCGTGGATGGCCTTGAGGTCCTGAGCGAGTTCCATGGTGTACTCAGCCTTGAGGGCGCGAGTGTTAGCGGTGACAGTCACCTTCTCGATGGAGAAGGCCATCTCAGGGAAGGTCAGCGAGCTGTTGCCCAGACCTTCGCCCTGGTCAGTGGTCATGCCGCCAGCGAAGTTGTACACGTCCTGAGACGCGATGTTGATGGTGTGGGTGGTGTTACCCGGAAGGTTACCGATCTGCTTGTTGCCAAGGATAGCATCGGTGTTGCTCTTGTAGGTAGAGAAGCGAGTGTTCGCCTCGTTGTACAGAGCTTCAGCGCCGGTCTGATCGGTGTAGCGAGCGCGCATTGCGAAGATGAGGCCGGTAGGACCGGTCATTGGCTGCACGCCGCAGATGTCGTAGGCTACGAGGTTCGGCATCGCGCGACGAACCAGGCTGATGAGCACTGGGTCGAAGGTGTCGATGGCGCCGGCGTTGGTAGAGTCCGGGTTACCGATAGCGTTGGTTGGCGATTCCATGAGGAACTGAGAGCCGCCCATAGCAGAAGATTCGCGAAGCGCGTTCTCGGTGTTCTCGAGCATCATGGCGGTTACGGAGCGACGGTGCGCATCCTTGATCGCCGGTAGGTCTGGGTGACCTAGCACCGGCGACCACTTGTTCTGGATTTCTTCATTGAGATACATTGAGTTATACTCCTTTGAGTTTTACTAGTATTAGTTAAGCTTGGTGGTGCGTGAGATTGCACGAACATACTTGTTCATTACACCGGTAGGAGCGACAGTCTCGGCATACTCGCCACTGTTGTCGAATCCTTCCTCGGTGAGCATCTTCATCGGCTTGTTTTCAACAGAAGTGAAGTAGTTCTCCCTGATCACTTGCACCTTCTTAGCGAAAGTCTTCTCGTCATCGAAGCTGAGGCCCTCGCAGAGGGTCTTGAGCTTCTCTGCCTGAGTAACGGCGAGTCCGTCGGCCATGCTCTCGACGATAGCTGCCATCTTTGCCTCGGAGATCTCGCTGTTCAGAGCGATGACCTCGTCGGTCTTCTCGTTGACCATCTGCTCGAGCTCCTCGATACGGGATAC